CCGCATACCACCGGATAATGTCCGGCAGGGCCTCTGCCGTGGTGCGTGTAGTGGAGGAATCGTGCATCAGAACAATGCAATGTGTCTGCTCGCCGGTCTCCCGCACCACATTGCGGTAAATGGTGTCCGCGCTGGGGTGCCCGCCCACGGCGTCCTCGGCGCAGACGTTCCAGTCCACCCACTGGAAATCCTTCTGCTCGGCCTCGGCCTTGAGCTGCTGCATCAGCCCTTTGCCGCCGTAGCGCCGGCTGACCGTGTTGGTGCTGCCGCCCGGAAAGCGCAGATACCGGATGCTTTCTGTATCCACATAGGGCGCGATGCGCTCTTTCAGCAGGCCGATATCAGCCCAGTAAGCTTCGCTGCTGCGGTAGATGTCGCTGTACTCGTGGGAAGCGGAGTGCAGCGCGATCTGGTGCCCGGCGGCTGAGGCTTCGGTGAGCAGGGGAAGATACTTTTCGTTGTAGCCGGTAGCCACTACAAAAAAGGTGGCGTGCACCCCGGCATCTTTCAGCGCGGCCAGCACGTCCGGCGTGGTCTTGCTGGGGCCGTCGTCAAAGGTCAGGCAGACCCACTTTTCCGGCGGCTGCTCTCCGCCGCCATCCTCCGGCGCGAAAACGGAGGCAGCAGGGGAGAATCCTGAGGTATCCGGAACCGGGGTCAGATCCTGCGTGCTGCAGCCGGTCACGCGGGGCTGTGCCCCGGATGCAAACCCGGCGATCAGCGCAAACAGCGTGATGGCTAATACCCTCGCTTTCCTGCGCTGGAACCGATATTCAGAGAGTTTCATGGACAAAACCTCCCGTGTACGTTGTTTTGTATTTGAAACGGCTTTTTATTAAGATATGACTGCCGAAAATTTCTATGAAAAGCCGGAAAAGACTTGACGAATCGGGAGAAGTGTGTTACTATATTCGAGCAGTCCGCTGAACGGTTTCAAACCTCAGGGACCGGAGAACTGCAAAATCGAATATGGTATGCGAGGGTGGCGGAACTGGCAGACGCGCACGTTTGAGGTGCGTGTGGTTTATCCTTGGGGGTTCGAGTCCCCTCCCTCGCACCAGAACAAATCCACGGAATATCGATGAAAAATCGATGCTCCGTGGATTTTTCTTTTTGCCATGGTTCCGGATACCGCCAGATACTGCCGCAAAATGCCCGTTTTTGCGGGGGCACTGTAGTGAAATTGTAGGGAACTGTAGGACGAAAGAGTCCAATAAACGGGAATTGCAAATAAAAAGAAACAGAAGTCGCCATTCCTTACGAACGGCGGCTTCTGTTGTTCAGATCGCTCGGCGGTTGCGCCCGCCTGGGCTGCCGGGAGTAGTTATTGCGTCTCCCGCATGGTACGCACTGCGAGTAGGTGCGCGGGAGGCTGAGCGCTGCAGCGCGGTGTAGCTGCTTACTTCCCCTGTGCCTTCAGCTTGTCGTAGGTCTGATCTGCCTGAATGGCAGCAGTGGTGAAGCTGTTGTTCTTCCACCACGCGACCAGCGCGGCCACGGTGGTGATGCCAGCGGTGACCAGCTGCTCCACGGTCTGGCTCTCGATGGGCAGCACGGGCTTGCCCAGTGCAGACAGCACCTGATTGGTCAGGGCCAGCAGCAGACAGGCGGTGCGGGCAATGGTGCCTGCGGAGATGGCGGGGGCGTTGTAGGTGTGTGCGTTCATGGTTTGTCCTTTCTCCCGGCAGCGCCGGGCTTGCATTTAATCGCGGATGGGCAGCGCCTTGGCCCGGTTATAGAGCTCGGTGCCGGTGCCATTGCCGCCAAGCGCGTGGTAACTTTGGTATAAGTATTCGAGGTTCTTCAGGCCGCTGGCATCGATCCAGCCCTGTTGGGTGTAGTAGATGCACGCCTGATACAGCCGGTCATGCATGATGGCCAGCAGGCCATCCTTGATGGTCTTGTACTCGGTTACTTTCTTTACGAGGTAGCCCCAGCCAAGCCCCAGCAGCCAGATGGCTCCCTCCATCCAGTGCGCGGAGATGTACGAGAAAGTCTGCTGCATTGGTATCAATCCTCCGAATCTTCAATGCTATCATCCCACGCCTGCTGGATGCGCTGTCCATTGTGGCACACTGCGTCCAGCACAGCGTCGGCCTGCATGTTGGCCGCCAGAAGGGCCTTGTCCATCGTGTCCAAGCGGAAGTAGCCTGTGAACACTTCGCCATTCGGTAAGGGTGCGGCCACTGCAATGCGGTCGATCTTGTGTTCCTCGAGTGTAGCTAAAACGTCAGAAAGCCAGGATGCATACGGTGCATCCGACATCAGAACACTTGCCATCGGCATCACCCCCTCACTGCGTCCAGCGGCTTTTGTTGGGCCGGGTGTCCACATGCACCCAGCCTTTGGCGCGGCCTGCCTTGACCGGGTAGCGGCCGACGCCGCCCCAGCCGGGCATCAGGCTCTCGGCGTAGGCCGCTACGGCTTCGACGGACACGCCCGCCACCTGGATGTCTGCCGCCCGGCCCAGCAGGTGCTGACTGCTCTTGGCCCCACCCACGGCGGTGTTGTGGGCCGCCGTGCGGTACCCGCTGGTGATCGTGATGGGCTTGCCGAAGTGCTCCCGGATGCACTGCAGCAGCACCACAAGGCTCTCGTCGATCATCACGGTGTCGGAGCCGTCGCGGCAGCGGAACTCGTAGACCGTAAAATTCGGGGTCAGCCGCTTTTTGCTGTCCGTTTTCAGGCGGTACTGTTTGATTGCCATGGTTTAAACCTCCTCTTCTGCATCCGCCACGCCGCTGTTCTGCTCCATCGCCTCCGCGATGCCGGCTTCCATGTGGTTCAGGTGGTCGGCTTTCAGCACCTGACCCTTGACAAAGTTCTGTTTGGTGTAGCTCATGCGGTTTCCTCCAGCATCTTTTTCACGGCTGCCCGCAGCTTTGCAGGCACGTTCTCAATCGTAAATGCGCCATCGAACTGGTGCAGCCGGATCTGTGTCACATAAAATTTGACCATCAGTTTACACCTCCTGTGCGG